CTATTGGTTCTTTATCGACAGTTCAGGTAACTAATGCTAGTTTAGCAGGATTAGGCCTTTCATTAACGGCAGAAGTAGGTGCATTTAACGCTATTTTAGGATATGCTGATGTAGATCCTGTATTGACGGCTAGTTATTCTGATGTTACTAGAACATCAGGAGCAAGTTATTCAGACGTGACTAGAACTTCAGGAGCCGGTTATACGGATGTTGACAGCGTAGGCTAGATGAAATATATATTAACAATAACTTCGAATAGGAGATAAAATAAAACATGGCATCATCATATACAAATCTCGGTATAGAATTAATGAATACTGGCGAAAACGCTGGTACATGGGGAAACAAAACTAACGCTAATTTAAATCTTATCCAACAACTTCTTAGTGGATATTTATCACTATCAATAGCTGGGGGAGTACAAACTACACCTTTAGATATAGACAATGGAGCTTTAACAGGTACAGCTCAACAAAGAATTATAGAATTTACAGGAACAATAACTGGCAATCAAATTGTTACAGTCCCTGATTCAATAGATAACTTTTTCTTTATTAAAAATAACACATCAGGAGCATACACTGTACAAGTTAAAACAGCTTCTGGAACAGGATTTACTTTTTCAGCAACAGATAAAGGAACAAGATTATGTTACTCAAACGCAACTAATTTAATTGATGTAAATGCTGCTTTCACAACAATAGCTGGATTCACGTTACCATCTTCAGACGGATCAAACGGACAAGCTATGATTACCAACGGATCTGGCACTTTAAGCTTTGGATCTGCAGGAATAACAACAGGAAAAGCTATTGCAATGGCAATAGTTTTCGGCTAAAAAGGAGAGATTATGGCTAACCCGAATATAGTAAACGTAACATCGATAGTAGGCGGTAACATTGGTTTCAATTTAACTGCTACTACAACAGCTACTTTAGTAACAGTAGACTCAGACAAAATTTTAAAAATTAATAGAATTACAGTTGCAAATGTTGACGGCACAAGTTCTGCTGACGTTGATTTATTTGTAGACGGTTTAACAACTGCTGGAGCTTCTGGTATTACACCTACAGGTGCAGACGCTACAGTTTATCTAGCAAAAACAGTTTCGGTACCAGCTGACTCTACGTTAGTGTTGGTCGATACGCCTATCTATTTAATGGAAGGTGATATATTAAAAGGTGGCGCTAGCGCAGCTAGTGATTTAGATCTATTTATTTCATACGAAGTATTAGACGACGCATAGGAGGTTCTATAGGCTATGGCAAATGGCGGAATTATAGGACCAGTAAACCCAACTTCTAAAAAAATTAAGAAGACTATTAGAACATTTTCAGCTACTGGAACTTTTACTACAACTCCAGCGGCAACCTCATTAAAAGTTTGTTCAGCTGCAGGCGGTGGTGGTGGAAGTGGAGATAAAGGTGGCGGTGGCGGTGCAGGTGGTTTAAAAACTTTTGCTGATCAACCTGTTTGTGGAAACACACCATACACAGTTACGATTGGAGCTGGAGGGACAGGAAGTCCATCACCAGCAGGACCTTTATTAGGAACAGATGGAGCAAATACAACTTTTGGATCTGTCACAACAGTTTGTGGTGGTGGAAGAGGTGGTGCAACAGGAGACACTGCAGGAAATCCAGGTGGATCAGGTGGCGGCGGTGGTTTCCATGACGCTGGAGGACCATACTCAGGATCACCAGGAGTTTGTGGACAAGGTAATGCAGGTGGAGCATCTAACAACGTAGCATCACCAGGAGCCTGTGGATCAGGATCAGGTGGCGGCGGTGGAGCAGGTGGAGCAGGTGGTAACGCACCAGCATCTAAACCAAATTCAGTAGCAGGAGCTGGTGGAGCAGGTAAAACTTTAACACCATCAGGTCATCCATTAATTAGACAATTCGGTGGAGCAACAACTCCAAATCAACCAGGTGGACTTTTAACAGTAGTAGCAGGTGGAGGTGGCGGTGGAGCAGATTTTAACGATCAATCACCTACAACTGGCGGTGGCGGAGCAGGTGGAGGAACAAACCCTTCTCCAACTTCTTGTTTTGCTAATGGTAGAGCAGGAACACCAGGTACAGCTTTAACCGCTGGTGGCGGTGGTGGCGGTGGTGGTAGCGCTCAAGGTGGTAATGGTGGATCAGGATTTTTAATAGCAGAATGCAGTGCAGGCTCAGGACCAGGTGCTACTGGTGTATTTAAAATGCAAGAACAATATGATGCAAGATTAAATAATAAATGGCCTGCCCCTTTATTTGGTGGAGTAAATATTTTAACTATTGCTGGTGGTGGCGGTGGTGCTCAACAAAGAGGCGGTGGAGGTGGAGCTGGTGGATATCAATTTAATACAAATTTAGAGTTAGGAAATAATACAGATTATTCAATTACAGTTGGAGCTGGAGGAACAGGAAGAAGTGGTTCAACTAGTTGTGAAACTGCTTGTGCTGCTCACAATGGAAATAGTTCAAGTTTTTCAGGACCCGATGTTCAAACTTTTACTGTAACAGGTGGAGGTCAAGGTGGTTATGGAGAAGGATCAAGAGCACACCCTGATGCAGGAAAAGCTGGATCTGCAGGAGGATCAGGTGGTGGAGGTGGAGCTGGATGTGTACCAACACAAGCGTGTTGTGCACCAGGTGGAAGTGCTTCAGAATCAATTATTTTACAAGGAAACAGTGGTGGTAAATCAATAAACACAGGTTCTAGTGCAGGTGCTGGAGGAGGAGGTGGAGCAGGTGCAGTAGGAGTTGCTGGGTCTCCCTCTAATACTGCTGGAGCTGGTGGAGCAGGAGCATCTAACTGGCCAGGAGATTGCACAGTAAGATCTGGTGGTGGCGGAGGTTCTGCACCAGGTAGTGCAGGTGCTGCTGGATCAGGTGGTGGCGGTGCTGGTTCTACAAGTACATGCGCAGCAGCAGGAACAGCAAATACTGGTGGCGGTGGCGGAGCCGGAAATCCAGCAGGAGGAGCAGGCGGTTCAGGAGTAGTTTTAATTCAATATCCAGGTGCTCAAAAAGCAGGTGGTGGAACAGTTTCATGTGTTTCTGGTAGCACACAACATTTATTTTCAGGTTCAGGAATATTTACAACAAAAGGTGGTCCATATTTATCAACAGATTATTTAGTGGTAGCCGGAGGTGGAGCAGGTGGAGCTGGAAGAGGTTCTAATTGTAACGCTGGTGGTGGAGGTGGAGCAGGAGGATTTATAAATTCTAAATGTAACGCCGCAAGAGTTGCTTTAAGTTTAGCAACAGGAACTTCTTATGCTATAACTGTTGGATCTGGTGGAGCTAGAACAGCACAACCTCACGCAGCAGATACTAGAGGTACATCAGGAAATAATTCAACGTTCGCTGGTTTAACAGCTACCGGTGGTGGTGGCGGTGGTTCTGGAAATGCATCTACACCTACTGGTCCAGGAATATTTTCTGGAGCACCAGGAGGATCTGGTGGTGGTAGTTCAGGAGAACCAACAGGTTTTGGTGGTGGCGGTTGTGGAACATCTGGACAAGGTAATGATGGTGGTGATGGTTTTGATGGTTCACCTTCTAACTGTAAAGCATCTGGAGGAGGTGGTGGAGCAGGTGCAGCCGCATCTAATGGAACAGCTGGAACAGGTGGAGCTGGTGGTATAGGAGCACCTACAGCAATATTTGGAAGTGCACCTCAAGCACCTAGCTATGGAACAGCAGGCCCTAATCCAGGAAGATATTTTTCTGGTGGTGGAGGTGGATCAACTGCTTTTCCTAAAGGGGCATCTGGAGCCGCTGGAGGATCTGGAGGCGGTGGAGCTGGAGGAGCTGGTACTTCTCCTGGACCTTCTAAAATAGGTGTTTGTGGAACAGTTAACACTGGAGGTGGCGGTGGTGGAGCAAATGCTGTGCCAGGTCCAAATAACAACGTTCAACCTGGAACATCTAGTATAGCTGGAGCTGCAGGTGGATCAGGTATTGTAGTATTAAGAGTTCCTACTTCTGGAAAACCAGGTACTTTTGCAGTAGCACCAGGCACAAATACTACGTTTACAGACGGTAGTTGCACAGTTGCAGTATTTACTGTAACAGGCACATTGACTTTATAGTTGATTGTAGTATGAAAATTATATATAAAATAAAATAAGGAGAAAAACTATGGCACATTTCGCTGAACTTATACAAAAAACAGATCCAACAGGATTTACAACTGATACTCATTGGATTGTAGAAAGAGTCATTGTTGTTGACAATGCACACGCTCCAACTGATGAAGGACCAGAAGGAGAAAATTGGTGTTCTACATTCTTTGGTGGTGGGACTTGGAAACAAACTTCTTACAATCATAACTTTAGAAAGCAATATGCTGGAAAAGGTTACATATACAATTTTGATAAAAACAAATTTTTATTACCACAACCACACGCTTCTTGGTCTTTAGATGGAAGTGACGACTGGCAAGCACCAGTTACATATCCTACTAATGAAGGACCAGATGCTGATAATCCTTACAACGTATCTTGGGATGAAGATAATTTAAGATGGGTTGGAAAAGATAAAGATGATAATAATTTTAATTGGGATGCATCAGCACTAGCTTGGGTGTCCGCATAGGAGGACATCAATGCCCAGTAATAAATCGGGTTCATTAAACGGCGGTATAATCGGAGTAGCTAATCCTACTGTAAAGAAAAAAGCGTCTAAAACTTCTCTTTTTACATCTACTGGATCTATAACTACTAACTCAGATACAACTAAAATTAATTCTGTAATTATTGCTGGTGGTGGAGCTGGCGCTGGAGATGGCGGTGGTGCATCCGGTGGTCAAAGAGGAAACGCTGGTGGTGGAGCAGGAGGTTTAAGATCTGTATGTGGACAAGCTGTTTGTGGAAGCACACCATATACAATTACAATAGGTGCCGGCGGTGCTGGTGATTTCAATAAAGGAACGAATGGATCCGATTCAACAATTGGAGCATCTCCTGAACCAATAAATATTTCAGCAACTGGTGGAGGAGCGGGAGCTTCAGCAGGAGCAACTGGTTGTGGCCCTGCTAATGCAGGTGGATCAGGTGGAGGTGGTGCAGCATCAGGAAGTCCTAATGCACCTGTACCATTAACAGTTGCAAATCCAGGAGCAGGAACTTGTGGACAAGGAAATGCTGGTGGTTCAGCATCAAATTCTTGCTCAACAAATCCTTTGAATGATGGAGTTGGAGCAGGCGGTGGTGGAGCCGGTGGTGTTGGCGGAAACGCTACATCTCAACCCGGTGGAGCAGGTGGAACAGGCGGAGCAGGAGCTTGCACTCCTTCTATAATATCAACTTTTGGTGGAGCCGTTTCTACTACAAATGCTTTTGCACCAGCGGGAACTGTTGCTAAAGTAGCAGGTGGTGGTGGCGGAGCAGGCGCAATACCTGCAGGCGCAACAGCAAATGGTGGTGGAGGTGCAGGTGCAGCTGGACCAAGTAATGGTGGAAATCCTGGATTTGTTACTTCTGGTGGTGGCGGTGGTGGATCTATAACTGGTCAAAATACAGGATGTGAAAGCGGTGGATCAGGTGGATCAGGTTTAGTCGCTGTTGAAGAATTTAATACAACAGGACCAGGAGCAAGTGGTGTATTTAGTATGCAAGCTCAGTATGAAGCAAGAAGAGCAGACACATGGCCTGTTGCTTTATTTGGTTCAATTAACATTTTAACAATAGCAGGTGGCGGTGGTGGAGCTTCTGACAGAGGTGGCGCTGGTGGCGCTGGTGGATACAGATTTAATACAGCATTAAATGTTTCAACAAGTACAAACTATACAGTAACAGTTGGAGCAGGTGGCGCAGGCGGACCTAAATGTGCCCCACAAAACGGAGCAGTTGGTGGTAGTTCTAGTATTGCAGGTCCAGATATTCAAACTTTTACAGCATCAGGCGGAGGATTCGGTAGAGGATGTTCTCCACAAATTGGAGAACCAGGAGGATCAGGTGGTGGTGGAAGACAATGTAAAGTTGGTGGAACTTCAATAACAACTTTTTCTGCTCAAGGAAATTCAGGCGGTGCCGGAACACCCGCACCTCAAGGAACTGGAGGTGGTGGCGGTGGAGCTGGCGCAGCAGCACCAGGAGTTAATGGTGGAGCTGGAGCATCTAGCTGGCCAGGAGACTGTACGACAAGAGCCGGAGGTGGCGGTGGTGGAGACCAAGATACTGGAGCTGGAACAGGTGGATCTGGCGGTGGAGGAAATGGTGGAACTAAACCTAGTGGATCAACTAACGCAACTGCTGGAACAGCAAATACTGGTGGCGGTGGTGGAGGTGGATCAGATAATCCTGCACCAGATAAATGCGGTGCAGCAGGTGGATCAGGTGTAGTAATTATTCAATATCCAGGAACTCAAAAAGCTTTAGGTGGAACGGTATCAAGCGTTCCAGGATGTAAGACACAACACGTTTTTAATAGCACAGGAACTTTTGAAACAACAGCAGGACCTTATACAACTCTTGATTATTTAGTAGTAGCTGGCGGTGGAGCAGGTGGCGGTGGTGGACCTGGATCAATAACAGGTGGTGGTGGAGCTGGTGGTTTTAGAACTTCTTATAGTGTTCCAACAGTTGCAGGTATACAATTAGCGGGAGGATCTCATGCAATAACTGTAGGAGCTGGTGCAACAGGAGCGAGAGTCGCTCCAGGAACAGCCGCTAGTGGATCAGATTCAATTTTTAGTACAATAACATCTACCGGAGGTGGTGGCGGTGGTGCAAGTCCTGCAGCCGGTGGAACTGGAGGTTCAGGTGGTGGATCTTTTGGAACTGGTGGAGCAGGTAATACACCTCCAACAACCCCACCTCAAGGTAATCCAGGAGGAACGGGTCACGACGGAGGACCTGTATCTTTCATATCAGCCGGTGGTGGTGGAGGAGCTGGTGGAGCTGGACAAAGTCCAGGAGCTCCAGGAGCTACTTCAGGAGATGGTGGTGTTGGATCACCAACAGCAATTTTTGGTAGTGCACCACAAGCACCAAGTTATGGAACACCCGGTCCAGCGCCAGGTAGATATTTTGCTGGTGGTGGCGGTGGATCAGTTGAAAATACTAGATCAGCACCTGCAGCCGGTTCTGGTGGATCAGGCGGTGGTGGAGCTGGAGGCGCTAATGCTAGTGGAACTCCAGGAACAGCAAACACTGGTGGCGGAGGTGGCGGAGGATGTGCTGCATCACCAGCAGGTCTTGGTGGTAGTGGTGGAGCTGGAATAGTAATATTAAGAACACCTACATCAGGTTTACCTGCAGGATTTGCAGTAGCGCCAGGAACAAATACAACCTTTACGGATGGTAGTGACACTATAGCTGTGTTCACAGTTACAGGTACCCTAACTTTATAGCTTTACAACATATAGGTGGTGGTATATAAAAAGATAGAAATTAGAGATGAACCTTGTAAACTATTATTATTATTTTAAGTCAGCAATTCCTGAAAGAATTTGTGATGACATTGTAAGATATGGAAAATCTATATCGGATGAAATGGCTGTTACGGGTGGATTCGGTAATGGAAAAAATTTAAATAAAAAACAAGTTAAAGATCTAAAGAAAAAAAGAAATTCTAATATTGTTTGGATGGCTGATAGATGGATCTATAAAGAAATACAACCTTATGTGCATAAGGCAAACGCAGATGCAGGTTGGAATTTTGATTGGGATTTTTCTGAAGCATGTCAATTTACAAAATATGAAAAAGGCCAGTATTATGATTGGCACTGTGATAGTTGGGAAAGACCTTACATAAGAGAAAACCCTAACGATCCTTCACATATGAAAACTAGAAAACTATCTGTAACTGTTTCTTTGTCTGATCCTAAAGAATATAAAGGTGGTGAATTAGAATTTGATTTTAGAAATTTAGATCCCGATAAAAAACCAAACATAAAAAAATGCATGGATATATT